GCTACCTTCAGGTTTTGGTGCTTTATTTGCAACCATCGCTTATACCGATTTTGCTGCTGTAGCTTCAGTGCAAAACTGGAGTTTCAACATAACCCGCGCTGAAATTGACACCACAACCATCGGCCAAGCCCTTGGTCAATACGCACCATTCAGAACCTATATCCCAGGCTTTGCCGAGGGTGACGGCAGTGCGACTGTATTTGTAACTAGTGACGACACAGCGCTAGCTAACCGCATGGTGGAAGACGTGCTTCAACGTCAGCAAGTAGGTGCAGCATTCAAGCTTTATACCGACAAGCAAAGTACTGAAGCTTTAAGCCGTAGCATTGCAATGGAAGCTACACTACTAAGCGCCTCACGCAGTATCAACCCTGATGATGCACAGATAGTGGAAATCACTTTCCGTCCAAACGGTGTTCCTACATTCGACTTCTCTACCACTGCTTAATAACTAATGGCATCCACTGCAATCAGGGCAATAGACCGGCTAAAAAAAGCTGCTAATTTAGTGCCCGTCAAAAAAACGGTTGTACTAACTGATGGCGTTGAGTTTGTGTTCTACCGTTCACCATTAACAATGGCCGAACGCGAACGAGCACAAAAGGATGCTGCATCCGATGATGTAAATGCTTTTGCATTGCAACTGCTGGTTCAAAAAGCAACAGACGAAAACGGCCAGCGCATATTTGCTGCTGGTGAAATTGCGGAGCTAAAAAACGAGGTTCGTGATGCTGACCTGCAATCACTGATGCTTGCTGTCATCAGCGAAGATATCAAGGAAGAGGTTGATACAAAAAAATAAAGGCGGAGCTTAAAAAGGATAACCTGCTTAGGCTCCAGCTTGGTATAGCCAAGGAATTAGGCTATACGTTAGCTAAATTAAATTCAGAGCTGACTATGGAAGAATTGCTTCTATGGTCAGCTTATTTTGAATTGTGCAATGATGAGCAAGAAGCTGCAATGCGACGACGACGCTAGACTGGGTCTAGTGGTAGGGGTTAGCTGTGGCGAGTGTTGTTGCTAATGTTGCCATTAATGTTGACAGTAGTGGTGCGCAGCAATCGCTACGGCAATTTCAGCAGGGAGTAAAGGCAACTGATAATGCTGTATCTGGTTTATTTAAAACGGTTGGCAAATTAGCTATTGCACTTGGCGCGATACAAGCAGTTAAATTTGTATTTGTAAAAACTGCTGAGCTTGAAAGCCAAACACGTAGTTTAGAAGTTCTTACAGGTAGCGCAACAAAAGCAAAGCAAATTATTCGAGAATTGCAGCAACTTGGTGCTGTAACGCCATTTACATCAAGCGAATTAATTGATTCAGCTAAACGACTGCAAGCGTTTGGCGTTGAAACCGACAAAGTAGTTCAAACTACAAGACGATTAGCTGATGTTTCTGGTGCTACAGGCGCTGAGCTGCAAGGGTTAGTTACAGCCTACGGCCAGGTGCAAGCTAAAGGTCGACTGCAAGGCGAGGAGCTGTTGCAGTTCCAAGAACGCGGCGTTGCATTGCAGGGTGAACTGCAAAAGATGTACGGGTTATCAGGGGAGGAATTACGAAAAGCATTAGAGAAAGGGCGTATAAGCGCGGAAGCTGTTGAAGTTGCAATTAACAGGCTTACCGAAAAAGGAGGCAAATACGCAAATGGCGCTATTGCGCAAAGTGATACACTTGGCGGCAAATTTAGTACATTGATAGATAATGTAGAAATGTTAGCTAAAAAAATAGGAAAAATTCTTGAACCTACGTTAAAAAGAATATTAGACCTTAGCATTACTGTTATTGATAAAATCAATGAGGCAATGGCTGGGCCTGACAAAAAAACAGCTAATAATGAACTTTTTAATACTAGAGCCGAAGTAAAAAAACTTACAACAGAAATTAAAGCCGCTGAAAAAGCTGGCATTGGCATGTCTAAAGGGCTAGAAATTAAAGGTATTGATAATAACGTAATTATTCCTAGCGCACCAGTCTTGCCAATAATGAAAGCAGAATTAACAGAATTAACTAAAAAAGCAACTTATCTAGAGGGCCGACTTAAAGAATTGAATTTGCCAAAAGCAGCAAAAGAAGACGTAAAATTAACAGTTCCACAATTACTTGAAGAAAAAGGCGGTAAAGATAAAGCAGCGCGTGATGCAGAGAAAGCGGCAAAATTGGCCAAGGAATTAGCTATGGATTCAGCGCAATACCAAATGCAAATTGATGGTCAAGTATTTAGAAATCAAGTTGATCTTGATAAGTTACGCTATGACCTGCAACGCCAATTGCAGGAAAAACAACTTGATAACTTTGTAAATAAATTTACTGGCGTAGCCAGAGAGCAAGCAGGCATAATACAATCAGCAGTATTAGGCTCAGCGGCATTTGATACACAGATTAAAGAATTAGAAAATAAAATCAAAGAAGCGCAACAAAGATTGCAATCAGGCGCAAGAATGAATCAAGTGCAATCTACTACCGTTAGTGGTGGTAGGGGCAGTGGCGGGTTTCTTGTTGGTAGCACAGGCGGAAGCAGTGGGCCACATTTAGATTTGCGTGGTTCTGACCGTGAAGGCGTAATCAGGGAAGCGGCTGCAATTATAAAAGTATGGCAAAAGCAAGGATTGCCTTATATCGAATTACCAAATGCAAAAATAAATGTCAAAAATATGCTTGATGAATTGAAATTATTACAAGCATTACGTAAAGAACAAATGGCTCATGATGTCACAAGAGGAAGACCTATAGGAAGCAGTGAAAACGCAGTTGATATATCCGTGCCTTCAGGTACTAAGGTGCCTGTGGTTGCTGGTGCGGCTTCCTTGCAGGGCAGAGGTGGATATACCGCAACATCATTAGCAACAGGCAATAGGATGCTGCATGGCTTGCCTCAATCAAAAGCAGGTGGTGGAGGTCTAGCAGGCGGCATACCCGGCGAAAATGTAGATCAAACAAAAGCAGAAATTCAAGGTTTAACACAACAACTTGCACTAATTAAATCGCAAGCAAAATCATTCACAGCGGTAGATTTAACAGGATTTATACTAAAAAGCACATCTGCATTTAGAGAGCAAACTGCGCAATTAGTACATCAAACAGAAGCATTTACACTGCGCAATCGTTTACAGATGGAAGGCGTTAAGCCTGAACTGATAGAAGGTGAATTGAAATTATTAGAAGTAAGGCAACAATTAAATGACAGGTTGCAACCTTTTAACGAACTATTAGCTGCTGGCACTATGACGCAAGTCCAATATGCAGATGCTACTAACGGAATAAAAACGGCAGCAGAAGCCGCTGCGGTTGCAATTCAAACATATACAGCAGCCACCGCCGCGGCCTCGTCACCAATACAGCAATTCATTGGATCTGCTCAAACACAACTAAAAGACCTTGAATCTGTAGCTGTTCGTGTATCGCAAGGTATTGGCGATGCTGTTGGTAATTCATTAACAAAAGGCGTCCAAGGTTTAGTTGAAGGCACAACAACAGCGCAGCAAGTATTCGCTGATTTCCTTAAATCTATAGGCGACATTTTAATCCAGGAAGGTACAAAGATGATTGCTACTTACACTGCAATCGCAATAGCAAAATCACTAGCTGGATTGTTTGGTGGTGGCGGCAGTGCTATTGGTGGCGGCGACGCTTTTGGCGCCGCAGCATCAAGCTCTACTTTTAGCGCTGGCACGGGCACCGCTTTTGGTGGCATGAGCATCCCAGGTTTTGCCGCTGGCGGCAACCCACCAGTTGGCAAGGCATCGCTGGTCGGCGAGAAAGGCCCTGAGCTGTTCGTGCCACGCACGTCAGGCACTATCGTTCCAGCGGATGCGACGGCAGCAGCAATGGCGCGTTACCAACGCCAAGGCGGTAGCAGCGGCGGTAATAGCAGCAGCGATGCAATGGGCGCTGAGGCAGCAGCAACTCCTGTATTATCAATGAGTTTTGAAACTACACGCTTCCTGGGGCAGGATTATGTCAGCACCGACCAGTTGCAGGCAGCGATGATGGCAACTGAAAAACGTGCCGCTTCCGCAGGCGCTAAAGCTGGTGCTGCTCAGGTATCATCACAGATGCGTAATTCACCTGCTTACCGCAGACAGGTAGGTCTACGATGAGTTTATTTGTAATTGGTAATTTTGTTACTTTTACAGCGCCAACAGGTGCAGTGCAACGATGGCAAAACTTCTTTACAGAAGGCGCCGTTTCATTCGATGGGCAGAACTGGAACCTATTGCCGTTTATTTACCGTGGCGCACAAAAAACTAGAGGCGGCGATAATATCAGCAGTCAATTGTTGTTACCTGCCAATCCACTTACCCTAAGCTGGGTGCAAGATGCTGTTAATAGTAGCTGGATGGTTGAAGTCGAAACATATCAACTAACTGACACTTACTCGCCTGGATCGCGGTTAGGCCATGAATTCTGGATTGCCACTGGGCTTGGATATAACACACAAGCCGTTGAACTTCAGCTTAGCAGTGCCCTTGATGCGCTTGGTGCGCAAGCGCCAAATGCCAGAATCACGCACCAAATGGTCGGAGCATTGCCAAGCACGGGCGTTATTAGGTCCGGCTGATCTCATTGGTTTGCCTTACCGCTTAGGTGCTGAGCCAGCAAAACATGGCGCTACAGACTGCATTAATTTATGCCGGTGGGTGTTGGGATGGTATGGCATTGAAGCACCAGTGCCAGCCCGTAATTGGTACAGGCGTTTACATGCAGGCGACACCTCCATATTCAAGGAGCAATTAGACTTATGGGGAACACCAGCCGAAACTGGTATTATTGCGTTAGTGCAAGCTAGCAATAGCTTCGGGCTAGCTGTTTTCTACGACACCGGATGGCTTCATTGCAGCGCACAAAACAACCGGG